TTAACTCCTGAAGAAGAGGAGAGAAGAAAGAAACAGAAAAAAATTACAGAAGAAAATAAAGAGGATCTTGTTTCTGCAGGTATTGATGAAACAGATATTGAATTAGCTGTAGAACAGAACAATGAAGTAAGTGGTCTTACATCATTTGCAGCAGGTATTGCATCAGGCGCAATTAAAATACCAGAAGGTGTTGTATCAATTACAGCAGAATTATTTGATCTAGGTGGTGGTAAATTATTTGGTGTGCCTGTGCCTGATGCTGAAGGAATGACTGAAGCATTGGGCAAACAATTTAGTTATGCTGCTGAAGTAGAAAAATTTTTTGATACATTAAATCCATTTGAAGAATTAGCAGACGAAAGAGCTGCAGGTAAAATATCAGAAGCATTAACTCAATTAGTTGGCCTTGGTACAGCAGGTGCTAAAATTACTTTAAAAGGAGTGGAGAGTGCAGCAAAAATGCTGGCAAAAAAAGCAGTTAAAGCAAAAAAATCTGGTAGACTTGTTAGTCCAAAAAATCCTAATTTAAAAAAAGGTTTAGATAAAGCAGATCAATTAAATAAACTAACAGGTGCAAAACGATTTGGTGTTATGTCTCTTGGTGGTGGTCTTGGTGAAGTATTTGTAGTTGACAACGAGAAGATAGGCACGTTTGGAGATTTATTTGAAGGGGGACCTACAGAATTAGATAGAGATGTAGAACCAGATGTAGCAGAAGATGCATCAAGAAAATTATTAAACAGACTTAAATTTGGAACAGAGTCTATACTGCTTGCACCTTTTGTATATGGTATAGGTCAAAGTGCAAAATTTTTAGCTAAAAGAGGAAAAGAAGCAGCATATAGTAGTTCTAAAATAGCAAGAGGATTAGATAAACTTGCATCTATTTTTAGATTTAGAGGAACTAAACCACAAGAGATTGCAGCTGCAAAACAACAACAAAAAGCAAGAAGTATGAGAGATACTAACTTTGCAGAAGAAAAAGTAGCATTAATAGATAAAGAGATAGATAAAGTATTTCCTGAATATAGAAAATTTTTTAATGCATCTTCTAATGAAGAAAGAAAACAATTTTTAAAATTATTAGATGATACATTATTTGAAGGTGATTTAACAAAACCTTTAGATAAAAAATTTAAAAAAGATGTTTTAAGCACTGTTATAAAAAGAATGGGTAAAGATGAGGGAGTTATTACAGGCAATAAAATTTTATCCATATTAGATAAAACAAGAAAAGAATTTAATAATCTGTTAGAGATAACAGCAGCTGGACCAGGAGCAAAGGTAGATCTACCTGTAGGTGTTACTAAAGATCTTAGAAAGATAATGGGTAACAGAGTTAAAAACTATATTGGTAATACATTTGAGATATTTGAAGATGCAGAGTCTGGTTTCTTTCAAAAATATAAACCAACAAAAGATGCTGTAGATCGTACAAAACAATTATTTATGCGTTATGCAGCTAAAAATAAAAACCCCATTACAGAATTAGAGGCAGAGGGTATGGTTAACGATATTATAAAACAAGTTAGAAAGATGGATCCATCAAAAGATACACTACCAACTTTTATGTATCAAAATTTATCAAAGTCTGCAGACGATGCTATGGGTTTAAAAACATTTGCACAAACCTTAGAAAAAAATTTACCTGGTGGTAAAAAAGAAATACAGGTTATAGGTAAAGGATCTAAAATATTTAGAGAATTATTTGGTGAGATAAATGATGTAAGGCATTCTATCTTTGAAGGAACCAATAGATTATCTGTGATAGCAAGAAAAAATCAACTATTTGATGAGATATTAGATGTAGATGAAGCTATGAAAGCAGCAGTTAAATCAGATACACCACTTGGACAAAGAGGATTTTTTCATGATAGTCCACTATCTGCAAAGAGAGCATTTGGTCCTGAAGCAGATATTGTAAAAATGGATCCGTATGTAAAAGAATATTTTAAAGAAGGTGTGTTAGTAAATAGATTATCTAATACATATACTACAAGAGAAATAGCAGAAGGATTTACAAATGTATCTAAGATACAAGATTTTATGAGAGGTGACACGGGTGGTGCATTGGGTAAAACTTTTTCTGCAGCATGGAGATATGGTATCTTAACACCTAAAGCAGGTGCACAATACGCAAAAACAATTCTATCTATACCCACACACATAAGAAACTTCTTAAGTTCTGCAGCATTTTCTATTGCAAATGGTGCGATACTTTCTGATCCAAGAGTTTTTGCAAGAGCGATGCAAAATGCATTCGGTAGTGTTCAGGTGGGTGGACCTAGAAAAGAATTATCACAAGAAAAATACAGAGAATATTTAGAACTAGGTATTGTAAATACAAACGTAAGACTTGGAGATCTACGTAATCTAATGAAAGATATTAGATTCGGTGAAGGTAATATCGCAACTGACAGTGTATTAAAACCGATGTTGGAAACTTTAGGTAAGAGAACATCTAGAGGTATCAAAAAAGTTGGTAAGTTCATGCAAGATTTATATGTGGCTGAGGATGATATCTGGAAGATTGTAAACTATGAAACACAGTTAATAAAAAGAGGAGACCTGTATAAAAAAGCAGGCATCAAGATATCTCCTGATGCACTTAAAAAAGAAGTTGCAGAGATTGTGCAAGACACTGTTCCAAACTATGCAAAGGTTGGTGAGTTTGTAAGAGCCATGCGTGTGTCTCCACTTGGTAACTTTATGTCATGGCCATCAGAAGTATTTAGAACAGGTGCAGGTATATTTAGACAGATAATAAAAGATTTAAAAGATCCAATAACAGGTAAAATAAATCCAATAACAAGCACAAATCCAATGAAAGCAGAGGGTATGAAAAGATTAATAGGTATGTCTTTTGCTATGGGTGTAATTCCATATGGATTAATAAAAGGATCTCAAGCAATTTACGGAGTAACACAAGAAGAAGCAGATGCAGCAAGAGATTTTGTTGCACCGTGGTCAAAAAATTCACAATTAATATTTGTCAAAGATCCAGATACAGGTGAACTATATTATACAGACTGGTCTAAAAACAACGTGTACGATACACTTACGAGACCATTTCAAAGTTTACTTACAAATGTACAACAAGGTATAGAAGACGAAGAAGTATTGTTAAAAGGTTTCTTAGAAGGAATTGGAAAAGCTGCAGGTGAAACAGCATCACCATTTATATCAGAGTCTATTTATTCAGAAGCGTTTGCTGATGTATTTATTAGAGGAGGTAGAACTAGAGAAGGTCAAGAACTTTGGAATGAGACAATGTTAAAAAATAATTTTCCAGAGGTTGTAAGAATTACACTTGAACACATAACTAAAACATTAAAACCTACAACTGCACCTTTTGAAAGAACAATAAAAGGTATAAGAGGTATACCAGGTAAAGGACCTACAATGTATGAAGTACCAAAAGAACTTGCAGGTATCTTTGGTTTTAGATTAGAAAAAGTTAATCCAGAGAAAGCATTAGGATTTTATTTATATGATCTTAGACAAGGTCAATCAGAGGCAACCAAATTATTTACCGGCGGTAAGTTTGGTGTATTATCTGGTGAACCTAAAACACCGAAAGATGTAATTGAAAGATACTTTGTTGCGAACAAAGCTTTGTTTGGTGTTAGAAAAGAAGCACAAAGACATCTATTAAATGCTATGAAATTGGGCGTTAATCCAAATAAACTAGAAGAGATATTTGAAAAAAGAGGTATATCAACTAAATTATTGGATAGCTTATTATCTGGCGAATTTAAACCTTTCTTTCCATCAGAAAAAATTCAAGAAAGATTTGAGGACATCGCATTTGAAGGTGGACAACCGAATCCATTCTTAGGTGCAGAAGGTGTGCTTGAAGCTATGAAAAATCTAATGGAAATACAGAATTTATATGGAGATTTTAATTTAGATTTAGAAAACTTTTTACCAGATACTGACCCAGGTGGTCAGTCTGCATTACCAACAACAGAAATGCCAAACCCTGATGTGATACAAACGTCACAGATGCCAAGCAACATGAACCAGGGATTGACACAAGTAGAAAATGCTTTACTGTCTGACGAAGAAAAACAAATTCGTCTAAGACAAAGAGGATTAGCATAATGCCCAACGGAGATAAATTAAGACCTAAGACTACACGAGAACACATACTCGCATTGTATGGATATATTACCGGATTAAAAAAAGATGTTAAACATATGCATGATGGTATACACGATTTGGGTGGTAAAATAGACAAGATCTATTGGGTGTTATTGGGTACTGTAGGGGCGGTATCACTTCTGCTATTTGAGAAAGTCTTGGATAAAGGCTTTTTTTAATGAAATTTTTGTTAAGTATGGTGATATGCTCGCAGGTTGCGGGCACATGTTTAGATCCTTTCCCTTGGCCAAATTCATTCAACACACAATATGATTGTCTAATGTTTGGATATAAAGAATCTATTGTTAAGATGGAAGCGATCGGACCAGAGGATGTTAACAAATTTAATATGTATATAAAATTTTATTGCACTCCAGATAATTCTATTTAGATCCACTCTCTATAACCTTCATCCATAATGGTATTTGCTATATTAACTTTATTACGTAAAGCTTTTACTATTCTCTCATCAATGGTATCTTGTGTCATTATATCTATGTAAGTCATTTTTTTTGTTTGACCTATACGATCAATACGTGCCTCTGATTGTTGTCTTTTCTCAAGATCATAACCATTTGAAAAATAAATCATATTACTACCAGAGGTTAAAGTAATTCCGTAACCACCTGTATGTGTGGTGCCCACAAAGAATCTACATTTATCATCCTCTTGAAAACGTTTTATATTTATCTGTCTTTTATCTGCATCTGTTGCTCCATAATAATCTACTACAGCTTCATCACCATAAATTCTTTTTATCTCTTTTATAATTCTTCTTACGTCATGAGTATAATGAGACCATATAATGCTTTTACCCTCAACATTTTCTAGAATAGTCATTAATTCATTTAATCTACTACATGGTAAATCTTTTATGGTGCCATCATCTGCAGTAAAATGACCACAAGTTATTTGATGTAGTCTCATCAACTGAGTCATAACTGTGGCTGACGATTGCATCTTACCATCAAGAAATGCAATTGCTTCTTTTTTCATTTGTTCGTATACCTTCTTTTGATCTTTAGTAAGCTCAACATAATGTTTTACATAAGATTTAGAAGGTAGGTCTAGACAATCCTCCTTTAATATTCTTTTTGAAAATGGTTTTATTTTTTCTGATAACTCCGCAAGATTTCTATATCCTACTACTATTTCTACCTGACGACCATTTACCTGTATCTTTCTGGCAATTGAGTATCTAGCACGAAACGTGTAGTAGGATTGTTGATCAAGGAGCCAAGGGTCAAGAAACTGGCATTGACTATATAAATCTAATGGCGATTTAGTTACAGGAGAACCTGTTAATATTCTTCTATACTTTGCATGATCTCTTAAAGATAAAATACTTTTAGTTCTTTTAGATGTAGGAGTTTTTATTGTAGTTGATTCATCAATAGCGATCATTGCTTTATGACAGGATAAAAATTTATATGCAAAATTAGCTCCATCACCTGATGAAAAAGCCTCTACATTCATTATTAAGATATGAAGATCTGTCCCAGTTTTAAATAAAGTATTTAATAAATTTTTTTGTTTTGCAGATTTATCAGATGTTTTCCATAACACTATTTTCTTTTCGATATGATCAGGTAAGTGTGTAGGTATTTCAGAGTCGTTCCAATTTCTATAAACACCTTTTGGTGCGATTAATAATAGACCATTTATCAGGCCTTTATCATATAAAATAGCTGCATTATCTAATAATACTTTAGATTTACCCGTACCCATCTCCATAAAGTACGCAAAATTTTCTTTGTCCCAAGAAGCCTCTAATGCATCTAATTGATGTGCATATGGCTTGGTTTTAAATTTATAGTTCATGTTTGCTTTTTCTTTCTAAAAATGTATATATTATTACAAAAGGAAAAAGTCAATGGCAAAAGTTTATTTAGTTCAGGATATACCTGTCGACAGAGATACCGGTCAACCAAAATATAATGTTATGGGTGCTCAGAAATATGGCGAAATTGAGGTAATGTTGCCAGCAAAAGCACAAATGATTTTTTCACCAGGTCCTTTGATATTTCAAATAAAAGATAAATTAAAAAATTTTACAACCGAAGATTACTTATTACTTTCAGGTGATCCTGCTATCATTGGTGTTACTTGTTCAGTAGTGTCTGATATGTTGGGCGGTAAGTATAAATTATTGAAATGGGATAGACAAGAGAAAACTTACTATCCAATAGAAATAAATATTTTTAATAAGGGTTGACAACCTAAAATTATCCTATATATAGCTTTTTACGAAAGGCAAATATTATGATAAATTTAAGACAAGACGCACCGGATCAAAGCGATGTAATTGACCCACAAAAACTTTCTGAAGAAGTTGAAAAATTAAAAACAATCCAAAATACAATTAAAGAATTAGAAGACAGAGTTAAAGATTTAAAAGAAGATGAAAAATATTTTAGTTTTATAGTTATTCCAAAATTAATGGAGGATATGAATTTAAAAAGTTTAAAGCTAAAAGATGGATCTGAATTAAAAATTACAAACAAGTTTTTTGCTTCTGCTAAAGCTGATAAAAAGCAGGAGGCAATACAATGGCTTCGATCAAATGGCTTAGGTGATATTGTGAAAAATGAAATCACAGTTAACTTTGGTCAAAACGAAGATAACAAGGCTATGGCTTATGCTACCCTTGCAAGAGAGCGTGGTTATGAACCTCTTCAAAAGGAGAGTGTTCATCACGCTTCTCTTTCAGTAGTAATGAAGGAGTGGAAAGAAAAAGGAAAAGACATTCCCTCAGAACTATTTAATACCTTGGACGGAAACCGTACAAGTATAACAAATAAAAAATAACAATTAACAAATAGGAGTTAATAATATGCAAAAAGAAGTTGCAAAAAATAATGCAGGCGCATTACAGACTATCAGCTTAAGAGCTGACTCAGGAAGGGGGACTGAAGAATTAAAATCAGATGACGTATCAACACCGATTCTAAAAATTCTTCATCAACTATCACCTGAGTGTAATTCAAGAAACGCAAAATACGTGAAAGGTGCACAACCTGGAATGATCTATTCTGCAAGTTTTGGACATTTAATTGATGGAGAACAAGGACTAGATGTTGTTGTTGCTCATACTCAAACTAGATATCCAGAGTGGCAGGAGAGAGGAGACAGCGCAGCTGCTCCTGTTGGTGTTCATATGAATATACCAGCTGATGCTACAGAAGAAAAAAATGGTAGATATAGATTACCAAATGGTAACTATGTTGAAAAAACTATGTATTTCTATGTAGTGTCAATTACTAACAGTGAAATGAGAAAAGCTGTTATCTCTATGAGATCTTCTAATCTGACACCAGGTAGAGAATTAAATAACTTAATCTCTAATCTAAGAATGACAGATGACAAAGGCACGTTTCAACCAGCAGCATACTCAGCTATATTCAACTTAAAAACAGTTGGTAAAAACTGGGGTGATAAAAGTTGGCACGTATACAAACCTTCTCTAGTAAGAATGTTAGATGTATCTAACGCAAAAGATGCAGACATTTATACTGCTGCCCAATCTCTTCAACAAGAAGTATCTAAGGGTGCTACAAAACCTAGTTACGAAAAAGTTGAAAATACAAAACAAAAAGAGATAATATAATTGCTTTATAAGCAATGTAGCTACGGAGGCGTTGAAGGGAGACTGGAAACGCCTCTTGAAATTAGGACAGGAATGGATGAAGGAATACATAAAATATTTTACAGGATTACAACGTAATTACGGAGTCTGTAAAACCAAAGAGGGTTTTATAGATTCTGAAACAGGAAAGAAAAGATACCCACATGAGTGGTCACAAACTGAAGTTACTGATCAAGATTACATAGATCATTTAAATGGTGACAAATCAATTGGTATACAACCTTGTAATGATGAAGGCCTAGCAAGATTTGGTGCGATTGATGTAGATAAATATCCAATAGATAGAGAATTTTATTTAAACATAATACAAGATAAAAGACTTCCGATAATACCTGTCCTATCGAAGAGTGGTGGACTACATTTATATGTGTTCACCACTGAATTTGTAAAAGCAAAAGAGATAAGAAATTTTTTAGAACAAGTTTTATTTTTATTTAAATTACCAATAAGCACAGAAATATTTCCAAAACAAACATCACTTGGAGAAAATGCCGATGGAGAAAAGACAAATGGTAACTTTATAAATTTACCATATAATTCTGTTTCAAGAAAAGCATTGATGCCCACCGGAGAAGAAATGGATATTGAAATGTTTTTGAAAGTGGTATCAGCGAATGCCCAAACAAGAGAACAATTAAAAAATATACAACAGAAAATTGTTGATGATGAAATATCTGGAGGAGGGCCAGAGTTTGAAGATGGTCCACCATGTTTAGCAATATTAACAAAAGAAAAAATGAAAGATGGTAGAGATAGATTTTTATATAACTACATGGTGTTTGCTAAAAAGAAATATCCAGATAAATGGCAAGATAAAATTATAGAAGCTGCAAGAAACTATTTTGAATTTGATAGTAAATGGACTGATATAGAGGTAAGTAAAAAAATAAAAAGTTGGAGTAAAGAAACTAAAGGACATACATGTAGTGATCCTTTATTATCACCTGTGTGTGTTAAATCAGAGTGTGTAAAAAGAAAGTTTGGAATTATATCTGACAACAGAGCTATGTATCCAAAATTATCAGCGTTACAAAAATTAAATATCAAACCCATACCTGAATGGTATTTTACGGTCGAAGACGACAAAGGACAAACAAAACAAATACACGCAAAAAATATAGCTAGGATAGAAGGTCAAAAAGAAATGAGACAACTGTTGATGGAGCAAGCACACCTGGTGCCACCAACTATAAAAGCAAATGATTTCTATACAATTATAAAAAATTTATTTGAAGAAACTAAGATAGAAATACTAGAACCTGCAGGAGGAACTAATCCAACAGATATATTAAAAGAACATTTAGAGAGATATATCAATGAACCACAAGCAAAAAGATATACATCTTTTAAAAGTGGTAGACCTTTGTTAGATGAAGAGTATGCATACTTTGTTTATAGTTCTTTTTATGATGACCTAAAAACATTTGAATGGAGAGAGTCATCAGCAAAAACATCACTAATGATAAAAGCATTATTTAAAAGTAAAAAACCGGAAGATCAGGCTAAGTTTGATCACACAAAAAGATTTCCTGGAAAAGACTCAAACGATAAACCTTTTCCACCATTAAAAACTTTACGTATACCTTTAAAATTTTTTGAGAAGGATGAAGATATAGATGAGGATATAAACGTTGAAAGCGAACAGGATATAGTATGATGAGAGATGATTTAATGGTACAACAACAAGTTAAGAATGTGTGGCAGCATATGGTAGGTGTAATATGTTTAAATCAAACAGGACGTAAAAAGGTAAAGAAAGTATTGCCAGAATTTTTTAAAAAATTTCCTACACCAGAACAGATATTTAAATCTGACAAAGATACTATAGCAGAGATGTTAAAAGAATTAGGCATGAAAAATGTTAGAGCAAACAGGATATGGAGAATGACAGAGGACTATCTTAAATGGGACGGTGTAGATGCAACAAAATTATTTGGTATAGGTAAATATGGTAGTGACAGTTATGAAATATTCTATAATCGTAGGGTTCCTGAAAATGTACAGGATAAAGAATTAAAAAAATATATATCTAAATATGATTTATAAATATTTTGGACCACCTGGAACAGGTAAAACACATAAACTAATTAGTAGAGCCAAGGCCTACGCTAGAACTGGTGTGCCATTACATAAGATAGGTTACTTTGCTTTTAGTAAAAAAGCTGCAGAGGTTGCTAAGAAAAGAATGCCGGCAGATGAAAAGCAATTACCATATTTTCAAACTATACATTCTTTTTGTTTTCATTTTTTAAAGATGAATGAAGAGGATATTATGCAACCTTATCACTATGAGAAGTTTGGACAAGAGATAAATGTAAAAGTTAAATACACAAATAAATATAACAAAGAGGAAGTACATTATTTAACTTGTGACAATCCTTATTTTCAAATATTACAAAAGGCCGAGAATAAATGTATACAGATAGAGGATGAGTATGATCTACATAAGAAAGATAAATCTATAGATTGGCCTATACTTAGAGACATAAGCAGAAATTTTATTAAATATAAAGATAAAAAAAATCTTTTTGATTTCAATGATTTAATAAAATTAACAATAGAAAAGAAAGATGACAAAGACTTTCCAACTTTTAAAACAATATTTATTGATGAGGCTCAAGATCTATCACCATTGCAGTGGAAATTATTTGATGTATTAAAAGAAAAAACAGAAGACATATATTTAGCTGGCGACGATGATCAGGCTATATTTGCATGGGCTGGAGCAGACGTTAATAGATTTATTAATCAAGAGGCATATCAGGAGAAAGTTTTAAAATACTCAAAAAGAATCTCTAGAATAATCCAGGATGAATCACAGATTGCAATAGAGAGAATATCCAACAGAAAAAACAAAATATATTATCCAAGAGATTTTGAAGGAGAAAGTGAATTTATATCAAACATAAATCAAGTTGACTTAACGAAAGGTAAATGGTTAATATTAACAAGAACAGTTTCAAGACAAGAAAAAATAAAAGAAGAATTAAAGAAAAAGAATTTATATTTTGAAACTAGCAGAGAGAAAAGTTATAAAGTTAAATTATACAAAGCAGCTATGTTATACACGGACTGGGTAAATAAAAAAACATTATCTGAGAAAGAAGAAAAATCCATAGAGGAATTTTTAGGAACTAATTATTTTGACAGAACAATAGATTGGTTTGATCAGTTTATGGAAGCAGACGAGAAAGAAAAATTATACATAAAAAATATGTTAGATGAGGGAGAAGATTTAGATAAACCTGCTAGAATATACATATCCACCATACATGCAGCAAAAGGTGGAGAGGAGGATAATGTAATACTTTGTTTAGATATGGGTAGAAAAATTATTAAATCAATAAAAGAGAGTGAAGAATATTCAGACGAAGAAAATAGAGTCTGGTACGTAGGAATCACAAGAGCAAGAAATAACTTATATAAACTAAAAGCAAAAATAAACAGACAAGGATATAAACTATGACAAGTGACGATATATTTAAAGAATCATTTCCACAATACACACAAGTAGGAGGAAATCATTACACCAAATTTCCCATACAACCATATGAGTTTATCTCTAAAAATGATCTTTCTTTTTTCCAGGGAAACGTTATAAAATACGTTTGTCGTTATCAAAGAAAGGGAGGAATAGAAGATTTGAAAAAGATAGTGCATTACTGCCAATTAGAGATGAAAAAAATAACTGATATGAGGAAGAAAAGATGACAGCTAGTTTTGGAATGGGCATGTTTTTATACAGCATGTTATGTTTATTTATTGGAGCCGGTATAGTCTATTATTTTATTAAAGATCTATAATGATTTTACCAACAATAGAATGGGTTCAACCTGAAGAATTACCTGATCTACGTGATGTAGATGAGATATCAATTGACTTAGAGACAAGAGATCCTGATTTAAAAAAATTAGGGTCAGGATCTGTAATAGGTAATGGTGAGATTATTGGTATAGCTGTGGCTACTGAACATTACAAAGGTTACTTTCCTATAGGTCATGGCACAGGACCAAACATGGAACGTAAAAGAGTTATGGAATGGTTTAAAGATATTTGTAATTCCCCCTCTACTAAAATTTTTCACAATGCAATGTATGACGTGTCTTGGATAAGAGGGAACTTTGGTTTTGATATCAAAGGTCTAATCATAGATACAATGATTGCATCATCTTTGATAGATGAGAATAGATTTTCTTATACACTAAACACTCTCTCCTGGCATTTTCTAAACAAAGGTAAGAATGAAACCAGATTAGTAGAGGCAGCAAAAGAAAGAGGGCTAGATCCAAAGGCTGAGATGTGGAAACTACCCGCAATAGAGGTAGGTGCCTATGCAGAACAAGATGCGAAACTAACTTTAGAGCTGTGGCAAAAATTAAAAACTATTATTATTGAAGATCATCTGCAGGAGATTTTTGATCTAGAGACGGATTTGTTTCCTTGTCTGGTCGATATGCGCTTCCTAGGGGTGCGGGTAGACGTGATAAAAGCCAGTCAATTGAAAAAAGAATTGGCAACAAAAGAAGAGAACCTATTACAACAAATAAAAAAAGCAACAGGCCTAGAGCCTCAGATATGGGCTGCATCAAGTATTGCTCAAGTTTTTGATAAACTGAAGCTACCTTATAGCCGAACTGAAAAGACCAACTCTCCTTCATTTACAAAAAATTTTATTTCTAATCACAATCATCCTGTAGTCCGTATGATAGCAGAAGCAAGGAAAATAAACAAGGTCAGCACAACATTTATTGACACCATACTAAAACATGAACACAAAGGTAGGATTCATGCAGATATAAATCAGATTAGATCTGATGATGGTGGCACAGTTACAGGTAGATTTAGTTATTCTAATCCTAATCTACAACAGATACCTGCAAGAGATCCTGAAACAGGACCATTGATTAGAAGTTTGTTTTTACCTGAAGAGGGCATGAGGTGGGGTAGCTTTGACTACTCGCAACAGGAACCAAGGCTTGTCGCACACTATGCATTAAAGTTTCAATTGCCATCTGTAAATGATATTGCAGATTCATACGAGAGTGATCCTTCAACAGATTTTCATAGAATCGTAGCTGAGATGGCTAACATACCAAGATCACAAGCAAAGACAATTAATCTAGGTCTGTTCTATGGCATGGGTAAGGGTAAATTAATGAACGAATTAGATTTAACAAAAGATGCAGCAGAAGAATTGTTTGCTAAATATCATGGTAAAGCACCATTTGTTAAACAGTTGATGAATAAAGTTATGACTGCAGCTCAAAGCAGAGGTCAGATTAAGACTTTGCTTGGTAGACGATGTAGATTTCCCAAATATGAACCTATACTACGTGGTAGTGATTGGGGTAAATTTGTTCCTGCTCAGGATGAAGAGCGTATGAAAGAGTTACAAGAGATGGGACCTTTTATTGTAGATGAAGATGGTAAAGCAACAAAAGAAAAAAACTATTGGCACAACAACCCAACAAGAAGAGCATTTACTTACAAAGCTTTAAATAAACTTATTCAAGGTAGTGCAGCTGATATGACAAAGAAAGCAATGGTAGAATTATATAAGGAAGGTTTAACAGCACATATACAGATACATGATGAACTTGATTTTTCAGTTGTAAATGAATTAGAGGCAGCAAAGATAAAAGATATTATGGAGAATGCAGTAGATCTAGAGGTGCCAAACAAAGTAGATTACGAGTCGGGGGCTAACTGGGGTGAAATTAAATGATAACTCTATCTGTTCAAAACTCTCACAATGCCTCCATATGTGAGACAAATGAAGATAAGATAGTATATTTTCAAGAGGCGGAAAGATTAGATGGTGTTAAAAAAAGCACTAATTGGACCATCCTTTTACGTAAATATACAAATACAAAAATTGATAAATTTATTTTTGTTCACTCTAGCTCAGACTATCCAACGGATAAACAATATATAGAAAGTGTATTACAACAATACAATATTACATACAAAAAAATAGAATATAAAATAGATCATCATTTTTATCATGCATGTGCAGCTTTTTTTAATTCAGGGTTAGAGCAATCATATGTATTTGTAATAGATGGGGCTGGATGTTTTGATCATTTTAATTATCCTACATCTGAAATTGTCTCTCTGTATTTATTTAAAAAAAATAAATATAAAAAAATATTTAAAGTATATTGTTCTGAGAAAGAACATGTAGATAACAAAAATTATTTTATTAATACATTAAGTTTAGGCAGTGCATATCTTTTAATTAAACAGATATTAAATGTAAAAGAAGAAGGATCTGTTATGGCCTTATCTTGTTATGGAAATAATGATCTAAACAACTTTAAATTTTTTACTAAAAAATTTAATCATTTTACAACAATACAGAAAGATATATTTGATCTTCAACTACCATATTATAAAAATAATAATACAGCATTAAGTAAACTAATACAAACATTGTAAAAAATAAAAAAAGAAATTTGTGTGTGTCTGGTGGTGTATTTCAAAATACAGTTTTAAATTCTAAATTAATAGATCTAGTTTCTAATTTATATGTAGATCCTTGTGCGGATGATAGTGGTATATCTATGGGTGCAGCTCTATGGGATTTAAATAAAAGAAAGTTTGTCAAAAATAAAATAAAAACTTTATTTTTAGGTGACAATCCAGATTATAATAATCTGAATATACAAAAAGGTGCTAATGTCAAATACGAGGATGTGGCTAAATTAATATCAGAGGGAAACATAGTAGCTATTTATCAGGGTAAAAATGAGATAGGTAAAAGAGCATTAGGAAACAGATCTTTTCTATACGACCCTAGAGACAAACACGCAAAGGAAAAAATAAATCTTTTAAAAAATAGAGAATGGTTTAGACCGACTGCTGGCACGGTCTTATACGAACACGCACATGAATGGTTTGATTTAAAATCAAAAGATCAGAGTGAATTTATGTCTTACGTTTTTCAAGTTAAGAAACCTGGTGTGCCAGGTATTACTCACGTTGATAATACGTGTAGAATACAAACTTTAACGAAAGAGCAGAATTTTCATTACTATAATCTAATCAATGCTTTTTATAATATAACAGGTGTGCCTATACTTTTAAACACATCTTTTAATTTAGCAGGAAGACCCTTGGTCAATAGTGTCCAGGATGCGATAAATACAACAAATAATAAAAATAATTATGAATTTAAATTTACTTATTTTCCAGAATTGAGTAAATTATATACCAAGAACAATTTTTAATTATGGCTTATTTAAACGCAAACATACCAGTTACATATGCTCAAATAAGGAGAGAATATTTATATGACTTACAAAAACATCATGGAGAAGTTGAAGACTGTATTA